AGATGGCTTGTTAGATGGCTTGTCAGATACTTTTACATTCGAAATTTTAGATGGTTCGTTTGATAGTTCGTTTGATGGTTTGCTTGATGGTTCGCTGGATGGTGCCCAACTTTTCGCACTAGCATTCAAATCACTGGGTGGTGCCCAACTTTTCGCACTAGCATTCAATCCACTTTGACCAAGAGTTGGCCATTCACTTGCGTAATCAACTTCACCTGACATGTGTGAAAATAATATTTTTTATTAATAAGTTTCAATTTTTAATTTATTTATTAATTTACATGACATAAATTAATCAAAACTATATTGTGGTAAATCATCATCATATAATATTATTTTATCTAATAATTTCATTTGTTCATCAAATTTATATATTATTGGTGTCGCATTTGGCACTTCAATATTATTTATATCTTCCTCTTTGAATTTTTCAATATGCTTCATTAAAGCACGTGCAGTATTTTTATGCGTAATTACCATCGGCACATGCTTAACTTTTACCATGTGCTCAAAAATTTTATAAATCGGTTCAACTCTTAAACTTGTCATATAATGTGATTCACCATATTCTGGTACATAAGTAATTTCATTATATATTTTATAATTATTTAATGAATCTAAATCATTAGGTGGTAAATCAAAATATTCACCTTTCCATTTTATATTATTTCGATTATATCCTGTTAATTTTCCATAATGTCTTTCATTTAATCTCCAATTTTTAGATTGAAGAATAACTTTTTCTAAATTTAATTCTTTTACTATTATACTTGCACTATCTATACATCTTTCTAATTCTGATGAATATGATATTGTAGGTAACACACCATATTGTTTTATTAATTTAGCAGCATTTTTTGCCTCTTTCATTCCTAATTTTGTTAATGGAACATCCGCCCATCCTGTATATAATTCATTTTTATTCCATAAACTTTCTCCATGACGTAAAATAATCATATAACGAAATGGATAAGAAATTTTAACCATAGATAATAATAATACAAAAACTTTAAGCATATTTATTTAATTATTAAATAAATTTTAAATCTATATTATATTTCTATTGAACTTATAAAAATATAATTTAATATTAACATATATTTAAAAAGAATTTATAATTTTTATTTACACAACCATTTTTACCTTAATTTGTGCATGATGCTCATAATTATGTAGTTTAAAATCATCCATTACATAATCATTTATATTTTCCCTCTTATTTATTATCTCTAAACTAGGAAACTCATATGGCTTCCTCTCAATTTGTACTTTCGCATCTTCTATATGCTCCTCATATATATGACAATTACCCATGTAATATATAAACTCATATGGCTCTAAATCACAATGTTTCGCAATTAAATGTGTCAAAAATGAATAACTTGCTATATTGAACGGACTTCCACATATTTCATCAATCGAACGTTGATACATTGTACATGATAATTTATTTCCATTTGTCACATGAAACTGAAACATTACATGACACGGTGGTAATGCCATTTCATTTAATTGACATGGATTCCATGCACTTACTATCATCCGTCTTGATGTCCTTTTTTCTGGGTCTTTTAATGTATCTATCACTTCTTGTAATTGGTCAATCCCTTTATTTGTATAATCATCATTACATGTTTTATATTTTGCATTGAAATTTCTCCATTGATATCCATATATCGGCCCCAGATCTCCTTCATCATAACTATTTAAACCTCGGGAATCTAGAAATTCTCTTGATGAATTTCCATCCCATATATGGACATTTTGGTCAGTTAATGTTTTATTACTTGTTTGTCCTTTAATAAACCATAATAGTTCTTTTAAACATGTTTTCCAAGCTGTCTTTTTTGTTGTTAAAATTGGTATTTTATTGTTTTCTAATGAAAAATGCATGCAACTTCCAATAGTTACTAATGTATTTCCATTTCTACCTTTTTCCATATGTCCTTCATTTAAAATATCTTTAATTAAATTTATATATTGATATTCTTCATGATATTCATTACTTAAATCTAAATCTTTATGTTTATTAGCTTTTAATATATTTTTCAACATATATACTAGTATTAATTATTTTTTAAATATCTAATTTTTAAATATAAATGCCTTATTTTAAAAATGCACATTTACTTTTTATTCATATCCCTAAAACTGGTGGAAGCAATATTGAAAATTTCTTCATGAACTACCTTAAACAAAACCCAACCATTAACCAACTTTTATCCAATAATTTAAATCTAAAAATAAATAATCACTCTCTCCAACACATGACATATCAAGAAATTTATAATAATAAAGATTTTTTTAATATTAACTTTGATTCTAAAATAAAAATATTAACTGTTGTAAGAAATCCTTACAATAGAATTATTTCTGACCTATTTTATCTAAAATTTGGCAATAAAAAAAATAATAAAGATGAAATTGAAAAAATTATTGAAAAATATTTAAATAGTAATCATTTATACGATAACCATAAATTAGAACAATATAAATTTTTAATTGATAATGACAACAATATAAATAAAAATATTATTATTTTAAATTCAGAAACATTAAATGACCAAATGAATGAGTTGGGCTTTCCTGAATTCTCAAATTTTTGTAATCAAACAAATACAAAAATAACAAAAGATTATTATGATTATTTAAATGAAGCATCTATTAAAATGATTAATGATTATTATAAAAAAGATTTCGAATATTTTAATTATACAATGCTTTAGATTAACTCTTCTAAACCTTCCATAAAATCCTTTTTAATTGTCCATCCTAAATTTTTCACTTTTTCATTACTTATATAATATCTTTTATCATTAAATGGTCTGTCTTCTATATATTCAATCCATTCATCATAATCTGTAGTATTTTTAATTAATTTAATTAAAATTTGTGCAATTTGTAATACTGTATATTCTTTATCTTCATCACTTCCAATATTATATATTTCTCCTATTTTACCTTTTTCTAATATTGATTCCAACGCACTTGCTACATCTGTTGCGTGTAAAAATGCTCTTACATTACTTCCATCTCCTTGTATTGTTACCTTTTTATCTTCTTTCAATAATTCTATAAATCTTGGAATTAACTTTTCGGGATATTGATTTTTTCCATATACATTATTTCCTCTTGTAATTATAATCGGCATATTAAATGATATTCTATATGAACCAGCTATTAATTCTGCTCCTGCCTTTGTTGCTGCATATGGATTTGTTGGACATAATATTGATTGCTCATTTTTCTTTTCCTCATCTTCCGAAAATAATGATTCACCATATACCTCATCCGTCGAAATATGAATAAATTTTGTTATTTTATTATAAATTCTTGACGCTTCTAATAATGTATGTGTGCCTAAGATATTATCATTCGTATATTTAAAAGAATCACTAAATGAATCTTGAACATGAGATTGAGCAGCAAAATGAATAATTGTATCAATTTCATAAGTAGCTAAAACATGATTTAGTAAATCAAATGAACACAAGTTTCCCTTAATTAATTTATATCTATTTGATTGACGAATTTCTTCTATAACATTTTTTTCATCCGCACAATAATACATTGCATCAAAATTAAATATATTTACTTCCTTATTTTTATAAAAATAATAATTAATAAAATTTGAGCCAATAAATCCACAACCTCCTGTTACTAATAAATTTTTCATTATAAATATAATAAAAAAAAATATAATTAAATAAAACAAATTTAAATAATAAATTATAATTAATAATTAATGTTTCAATTAAATATTTATAAATTATTTAATAATGATTTAAAAAAATTAAATAATAATCAATTACAAATTCATTGGAAAACTATTGGGAAAAAAGAAAATAGAATTTCAAATATAAGTCACTTTTTCGATAGATATCCCGATTTTAAAATTAATCTATATAAAGAAAAATATCCAGAAATTAAAAATTATGATGATATTATTATTATGTCTCATTATCATCATAATAATTCCAAAGATATTACTTTAAACAATAATAATACAAATGAAATAACTATTTTTAATAATTATATTAATAAATATTTAACTGAATATTATAAATATGATTATGATTATTGTATTATTTTATTTGACTATTTTGAAAATATAAATATTCATGACGTAAAATTTGAAAAAAAAGTATATTTATTTACAAATAAAAATTATGAATTAAATAATAATAATATTATTATCCATAAAACCAATTTTGATATTTCTATTATTCATAATTTAATTTTAAATATCGATTGTGATTATTTCTTATTTTTAAAAAATTTAAAAATACAACCTTCAAATTTAATTCATAAAAATCCAAACATTATTTACCATAATAATTATCTATTTATCAAAAAAAATATACTAAAGTTTTTTAATTTTTTTACTTTATTATATGATAATGTAGATAATTTTAAAATAAACAATAAAATAATTATTGATAATGATAATAATACCAATTATTTACAATTTAAATTTAACCATCTAAATCATTTAATCACAAACAACAATAATATTCATTCCAATAATCATATTTTTATTAACATCAATATTAATAATTATAATGATTTATTTTATATCATAAAAATTATTTCTTATTTAGAAAATAAAAATTTTAACATATATTTATTAGAAAATAATTATTTGTTTTTTAAAAACTATTTTATTTATGATGATAATTTAGACTTAAAAATAATTCATACTATTCATGAAATAAATAATAAAGATAATTTCATTATTAATGATAAGATTGAATTTAATCAAGAAGATTTTAAAGATTTTAAAAAAATAAATAATGAAATGATAAATGATATTTTTAAAAATTTATTATTTTTGGACTTAAAAAAAGATATTATCATTATTTATTTGGATAATAATACAACAGAAAGCTTTATTATTAATTCATTAATTAATTTAGATTTTCAAAATTCGATTATTTTCATATCCAATGTTAAAAATATACATCTTGATTTTTTAGATCATTTTACTTATTTAACATTTGAAGAATTGTATGATAACATTTCAAAAAAAATAAATATTAATTATTTAGATTTTGAATTGATTATTGGATTATTTGCAGATTATTATATTGGTCCAAACAATTACATATCTTATATATGGAATTATTTATCATCTAATTTAATTTTATACTTAAATAACTTTAATAATAAATACTATAATCTAGAAAATTTAATTATTAATAATAATATTTTAAATAATGAACACTTTCAATATAAAATTATTTCCTATAATTTTAATCTATTTAAAGTAAATCAAAATAAATTAATAAAAATAAATAATAAATATAATTTTTACATTGACTATTACTTTAATGACTATATCTTAAAATTATTTTTTAATAAAGAATCATTTTTACTAAATGTCGAAAATAATATCATTTATCATAAAAATATTAATATTTTTAAACATTATAATCATTATTATATAAAATATTTTAATCAATACCAAAAAATATACAATGATTTTTATATAGAACATTATAAAAATAATTCTTTATTAGAACATAAATTTTATTTAAACAGAAGTCATGTTATTGATAAATTTATATTTGTAATTCAAATATATAATATTGAATACATCCAATATTACGAAAAACTTTTTTCAAAATATTATTATGACAAAAATTATATAATTGAATTTTATTTAAAAAATAATCATAAAAAAATATATTTAAAAAATAAAAAAAATAAAATTAACTATTTAAATAATAATAATTTTATTGTTATTTTAGAAGATATATATACAAAATATAATTATAATGATTTAATAATTATTATAAAAGCAAATAATTTTAATATTATTCAAATTGAAAAAGAAATATATAATTTTATTTATAATAACTCACTATACTATGATAATTTAGATTATTTAATGTTTAATTTAAAAATATTTGAAAATAATAATGACTATAACAAAATTATGGATATACTAAAATTAAATAGAATTATTGATAAACCAAATGATATTGACCAAAATATTATTTATTACATGAATATTCATTATTTAAATGATTTTGATTTTAATAAATTAAAATACAATAAATGTACTTTAACCAAATTTTTAATTTATTCAGAACAAATTGAACACAACTTTTATAATTTTAATAGTATTTTTAATTTTATTCATGAAAATAATAAAAATATTAATTATATATCTTATAATATAAAATCTGAAATATTAAAATTTATTTTAAATGATTGTAATGTAGATGATAATATTAGTGATATTGAAGATGAATATAGTATTCATGAAGAAGATAAAAATAACGAATTTACCATAAATATTTATAATTTAAATCTATTTATTGAAAAATTACACACCAATTATGTTTTTATTATAGATATATTTAAACATTCTATGGATATTCAACAAATTGATATATCCAATATGCACAATACTATTATTTATAATCAATATGATGAACTATCTATCTTAATCATGGACGCATATAGTATTAAAAAATGCGGATTTTTTAATGATTTTTATTTTAAAGATGATTCATTAATTAACCTAAATCTATTTTTATTTAATAAATTAATTGATATAAAATTCTATAAATTTGATGAAAAAATTATTGAATCATCATTTAAACACAATTCAAAAATATATAACTATTTTGATAACATTAATTTAAATAATATATTAGCCATTCGTAAAATGAATAATTTAAATTTTACATATAATTATCATGATATTATTGATATTTATATTATTAATTTAAATGAAAGAAATGATAAAAAAATATATATGATGAATCAATTAAATAAATTAAATATAAATCATTATCAATTTTTCAATGCTTTTAAAATTACAAAAGACCAACTTCAAAATTATCCATTTATAAAATCCGAATCATTTTTAAATCATTTAAATATTCATTATGTTATTGGTTCAGCTGGATGTAAAATTAGTCATTATGAATTAATAAAAAATCTTAAAAATAATAATAAATTTACTTTGATTTTAGAAGATGATGTTGTTTTAGAAACAAATTTTATGAATTATATTTTTACTTCCCTAAATCAATTACATAATAAATATTTTGACTTATTGTATTTAGGATGCAATTTAGATAATAAAGATGAAAATCATCTAATTTCAAATAATGTTCTTTCTGTAAAATATCCAAAAACAACAACCGCATATTTAATTAAAAATTCCAATACAAACAATATATTATCCACTATACAAAATACTTTCAATGAAATAGATGAAGCTTACAGTCAATCATCACAATTAATAAAATATTGTGTTTATCCTATGATAGCTTATCAAAAAAATCTAAAAAGTGATATTGTATCATCGAATAATTACGGATATTATCATGATAAATTTTATTATTAATATTATTAATTATTAATTATTAAT